ACTGCCATCACAAGTGCCAACATTTCCGGGGTAGTCTCTGTTCGCGACTCACCGATCGTCAACCCTTCTGAAACTGCCTACCCATTCATAGTGATATCAAACTCAAACATCATCCCAGAGGATGCTGGTGGTGACACCGGGAAAAGCGAATTCATCGAAGTTCTAGTTTGGAGCAGATCTCCGGGCAAGAGGCAGGTGAAAGAAATTCAGCAATCGATTTACACCGCACTTCACCAGCAATCGCTGACAGTGACGGGAAGATCTTCAGCTCATTGCTGGCTGGATGATGAACGGGTTATTGACATGCCTGATGGCTTAACAAAGCAGGGCATTCAGACCTTCCAGATAACTCACAGATCGTAAGGAGATCTCTATGTCCATCAAAGGTTCTGCAGTCGTTCTCAAGAAGGGCACTGCCTCTTCTGGCACGACAATCGCCGCAATGCGCACGATCAGCTTTTCGCTGAACGCTGAAACAGTCGATGTAACGTCTGCGGACGACACGAACCGCTGGCGCCAGCTTCTCTCTGCAGCCGGTGTCAAGTCCATGTCTGTTTCGATGTCTGGTGTTCTCAAGGACGTTGCAACGCACGATCAGCTGGTCGACGACTTCATCGCTCAGACGAATGATGCATATGGACTCGTTGTTGGCGGCCTTGGATCATTCTCTGGAACTTTCCAAGTGACACAGTTTGAAGGCTCTGGCGAGTACAATGCAGAGGCCCAGTTTACTGTGACGCTTGAAAATGCTGGCGACATCACTTACGTGGCGATCGCATAATGCTTGTCAACTCTGCCCGAGGAGAAGTTCCACTCGAAATAGGAACAGCAAAAGTTGTCTTGTGCGCGGAAATGCAACGCATGGCGTTCTTTTGCGACAGGCTGGGAAATCCCGGCCTCAAGGCGATCTTTCAGCGTTTGAGCGAAAGCGACGTTTCTGCGCTTTACAGCTTCATCGATTGCTTCACGATCGACGGAGATGCCACCAAGCTCAAAGCTGAGATTAAGACATTTGAGGAACTGGCCAAAGTCCAAGAGGCTGCTCTGAAAGTTCTCGAGGTCTTCACGGCGTCATCCTCAAAAAAAGAGTAACGCGGGACAGCTCGGTTGAAAAGCCGGTGCCGTTCCGCGATTGGCTCGGTGCCGCGTGTGGATATCTGAGATGGTCTCCAAAAGAGTTTTGGGAGGCTAGCTTGGTTGAGTTCTTTGCTGCCATTGAAGGCAGGAACAAAGTAATGCGTGGATCGGCCGGTCGCCCTGAGCCAGTCTCTCGCGAAGAAGCTGAAGAAATGTGGGCTGCGGAAGACCGAAGAGTTGAGAGGTTGAAACTAAGGCAGAATGGCAACTGACTTCAATAAGCTCGCGGTCCTGATCGAAGCGAACACAAAGAGCTATGAGCGTGCACTGACACGTATCGAGGCTCGCACAAATACAACGTTCGGCCGAATCAATTCCAAGGCGAAGCAAGTTGACAACACATTCCAAAGCTTGGCCGGCAGGGCTGCAGCTTTCGGAGCAGCCTTGGCTTCCGGCTTCGCAATCTCTGGCGCTGTGAAGTTCGCAGACGCATACACGCGCATCAACAACAGCCTGAAGATGGCTGGCCTTTCTGGTGCAGAGCTCGACAAAGTCTACAACGAGCTGTACCAGTCTTCCCTCCGTAATGCCGCACCTATTGAGTCGCTCGTCGACCTTTACTCGAAGACAGCTCTTGTCCAGAAAGAGCTCGGCGCTTCGAGCGCGGACCTTCTAAAATTTTCCGACAACGTTGCTGTGGCGTTGAAGGCGTCCGGCCGATCCTCGACTGAGGCGGCTGGAGCTATCCTTCAGCTGACGCAGGCATTGGGCAATGGCATGGTCCAGATGGGTGAATTCAACTCCATCTTGGAAGGTGCGCCAGCAATCGCTCAAGCCGCTGCCTTTGGCCTTGAAGAAGCGGCTGGCAGCGTCGGCAAGCTCCGCCAAATGGTCAAGGACGGAGAGATCACCTCAAAGACCTTCTTCGCAGCATTCCAAGCTGGCTCTGAAGTGATGCGTTCGCGTGTTGCCGGATCAGTCCTGACAGTCGGTCAGGCAATGACCAACCTTGACACCCAACTGACAACGACGATCGGCTCTCTTGACCAGATGACTGGTTTCAGCCGCGATCTTGCAATTGCGATCGATGGCATCGGCCAAGCATTGGCTGGCCTTGAGCCTTACTTCCGCGATGCCATGCAGTGGTACGAGGATTATGCCCGTTCGAGCCGCCGAGTCGGCGCTCAGATCCGCAATATGATAACAGAAATGTTCGGCGGGCAAGGCGACTATTCATTCCTCGAGAATTCTGACATCCCTATGGATCCGCGCATGCGCGGAATGACCCGGAATTCTCCTGTTCCGATCCGCCCGGTTTCGGTTAAAGACTTTGTCGCGCCCGGTGGCTCATCTTCTGGAAAAGGCTCGAAAAGCGAGCGTGACACCCCTTGGCGCGACTTCGGCGTTCAGGACGAGACAATCAACTCAATCGACGACATGGGCGATGCCTTGAAGGCTGTGCGTGAGCGCAATGAAGAGCTGAAGTCCAGCTTCTCGTCCTTGGCAACGAACATCGTCGACGGGATGAGGCGTGGCGCATCGGCGACCGAAGTTATGGCATCGGCTCTGGACGATGTTGCTTCGATGTTCATCCAGATGGGCATTCGTTCGATTGCCAGCTCGCTCTTCGGCGGAATGGGGTCGGTCGGCGGGGGAATTGATCCTTGGGCCGGGTTGAGAGCGGTCGGAGCACGAGCGATGGGCGGTCCTGTTGGTGCTAATCGTCCGTATTTGGTCGGAGAACGCGGTCCAGAACTTTTCGTACCGAGTGCAGCCGGCAGCATACAAAGCTCGTCAGCGGCCTCCTCTGGGATGATCGTCAACATCGACGCTCGTGGCGCTGAAAATGGGGTTGAACAAAAGATCTCCATGGCTTTAAAGGACTGGGAGCGCCAGTCTTACCAGCGCACTGTCGCTAATGTTCAAATGGCCAAGAAGCGAAGGGCCATCTGATGGCGATATACGAAATCCCATCTTACAAATTGGCAACCTGCACTTTCCGCCTATCGGAGAGTGTCGGCAGAGCCAGGATTTCTGGCGGGGCAAGTTTGGCCCTGACTGAAACAATGGATGCAGTTTTCAGAGTCGATGTCGTGACCATTCCGTTGTCACCAGCAAGCAGAGCCGATTGGCTGGCTTGGAAGGCTAAGCTGCGCGGTGGCTTAGATCTTTTCTCAATGTATGATGTCACCAAAAAGAATCCTCTGAATTATAAGGGTGCAATTCTTTCGACAGACATATCTGCAGCGTGGGACGGAACAGCTGATGTAACTTCTCTTGGCGCTTCTGGCGCGATGGGCTTGGCCTCTCTGCCAGCCAATTATGTTTTATCATTGGGCGATTACATTGCTCTTGAAGAAAGTGGAAGATACGACCTTTACCAAGTCTCAGCAACGGTGACTGCCAACGGCTCTGGTGTCGCGTCAATAAGCGTCAGGCCATACATTCGCACTGGCATATTTACATCATCTGCCACAGCACGAATATTTAGGCCAAAGGCCACATTCGTTATTGAGCCTGAGAGCTGGTCCGAGTCAGCTGGTCTCGTTCCTTCTGCGATCTCATTCACTGGGATCCAGAGAATATGAGAACTTTTAACGCTACAGTCCAAGCACAGCTTGATGCAGGTCGAGTTTCGATCCGCCAACTGGTAAAGATAACTCTTGGCAGCGGCGATTATGGCTTTGCTCTTTCTGTGGAGCCGATTACTTATTCTGCACTTGAATACAAGGCTCTGGGAATTGTAGACGTTTCGGACGTTCAATTCTCTTCCGGCACAAGTGCCAACGATTTCACCATCCGCCTTCCTGCATCCACCGACGACCCGTTGCTCCCTGCTGTTCTGGATGGATTTTTCACTGAGGATTACAGAGATCGTCCAGTGACTGTCATTGATGCTTATTTGAATGCAGACACCGGCGCATTGATAACAGGCATAACAGTCAAGTATGGTTACATCGATCAGGTTCGCTTGCTGCGCAATGTTGATGATGGATCTTGGTACGAACTTGAATGCCTCTCTCGTTCTATCGATTATTCGCGTCGCAATGGCAGGCTCGCGAATGACGTGGACCAGAAGCGTCGTTCTTCAGGCGACAAGTTCTTTGAACACACTGCACAGACCGGTCGTGTTCAGATCTATTGGGGGAGGGTTAAGAAGTAATGCCTCTTCCATTCTTAGTCACAGCCATCATCAATGTCGCTATTTCCATCGGTCTTTCGTACATATCGAAAAAACTGGCGGCAAAGGCGCAAGAGAAGGCTCGCAAGAAAGCGGAGCGCGACCGGGCTGCAAATGCCGGCTCAATCCTCGACATTCAGTATGGAGAAGGACAACCAAGGATCGTGGCGATCGGCACTGTCGTTACAGCCGGTCAAGCAGTCTATGACAACACATTCGGGACTGCAAATAAAACTTTGCAACGTGTATTGAAGCTGTCTGATTTTCGATGCACGGCGCTTTCCAGAGTTGCAGTCGACAATGAGTGGGTTACGCTCGGATCTCTTGATGCAACTAAAGGATACCCAATCACAAGCGGGGAATATTCTGGCTTAATATGGGTAAAATTCTTGTCCGGGTCGCAAACGACAGCCGACACTTATTTGACTGCCAATGATAACCCGAATGGGAGATGGTCAGCAGACCATAAAGGAATTGATTGCTGCTACGTCATCGTGACATGCGAATACGACGACGAGAAAATGTCGTCAGTGCCAGAAATGCTTTTCGAGATAGATGGTGCTCCGCTTTACGATCTTCGAAAGGACACAAGCGTTGGTGGATCTGGGTCACACCGTTGGAACGATGTGACAACTTGGGAGTTTTCTGAAAATCCTATACTGGCAGAATATTGCTACCGGATGGGATTTTACACCGGAACATATGGCTCTGGCCACGACACATTTTGTGGCATGGGCATGGCACAGTCAGAATTAGACTATGCACGTTACGACACAGCTGCAGACATTTGCGATCAAGTTGTTGAAGGTGAAGCACGCTACCGTGTTTCCACCTTCCTCGAAGCTGACAACGAGCACGGCAACAACATCGAAGATCTTATGCTAGCTTGCGCTGGCATGGTTGTCGAAGGTGTCACTGGGCCATTCCCGATCCTTGGCGCTTCTCAGACTCCAGTCGCAACGTTGACGAATGACGATTTGGTCGCTGATGCTCCTGTCGAATTCCGTTTACACCGTCCAGTATCTGAAGTCGTCAACACCGTTTCTGGCGTTTATTCAGAGCCAAATTTCGGTTATTCCGAGACTGGTTATTCAAAACAGCAGCTCGCAGCAAGTGTAACGGCAGATCGAAGGACGATCGATTACAATCTCAACTTTCCAATGGTCCCTTCCAAACGGCAAGCCGAACAGCTTGCTTCAATATACCTATCTGAAAACAGATTCGAAGCGACAAAAACTGTTACAGTAGGGCCAAGATGGCAGGTGCTTGAGGTCGGCGACTGGATAACATGGACCAACGACGAAGATGGTGCAGCTTCGCGTGATTATCAGATCGTCCAAATGGCAATCGCCGCACTTGATTCAGATCAACCGCGCGTCGTCCAGCTAACGTTGCAGGAGCGCGACGACAGCATTTATGCTGATATCGGCGCAGTCACGCCGCCCACTGCGGCCACGCGCCCGGGCGCGCCGACCTACCTTCAAGAATTGCAGTCCTTCGGCGTGACGGCGATTGCAGTCACAAACGATCCGAGCGGGTACATCGCGCCTGCCCTTTCGGCTTCTTGGGCTGCGGTTACGGACCCCACCGTTGAAGCGATACTTCTGGAATGGCGTCCAACAGGGGACGACACGCGCAAGGTGGCAAAGGTAGTCAGCCGAAGCGCCACCTTGGCAGTATTGCTAGAGGGCGTCGTCGGATCGACCGAGTATCAGGTACGGAACACAATCATTCCAAATCCTGCGAGGGTGACAACTCCGTCCGCATGGACAACCGTCACCACCGGATCGTTCAACATTCCGGCATCAGTCGATGCCGCATCCATCACAGCGGCAGTCGGTGCGACACTAACCCGCTTGCGCGATGATTTGACAAAGGTCTTGGAGACCTCCAACCAGACGGCGCTCGGCTTGTCCGAGACGATGATCTCGAAGATTGAGGAAGTCCTTGCCCGGCGTGTCTTGAAGGCGCAGGTCGGTGGCGTTTCGGCTACGCTGGCAGCAGAGCAGCTTGCCCGCGTTGAGGGTGACACGGCAACCGCTCTTAGCCTCGTAGCTGTCGAAGCAAGGGCCGATCAAGCGTCTGCAGAGGGCCTTTTCAAGATCGAGGCGACTGCCGCACCCGGCGGCGTCACGGCGCGTTTCGGTACGTTCCTGCGAGCAACGACCGGCGACAACTTCACGACGCAGGCGGCGGAGTATCTGGAGATCGTCGGCGGGCAGTCGCGCAAGGTGATCGCCGCCGACCGAACCATCATCGCGGACAGCGGCGGCAACCTGCTCGCTCTGTTCGACGCGAATGGCCAGTTCATCAACAATGCCAGAATTCTCAACCTTACCGCCGACAATATCGCGGCGGGCGCGATTACGGCAGACAAGATCCAAGCCGGAACCATCACTGCAGACCAGATCATCGCGGGCGGCATATCGACGCCTTACAGCACCGGTAGCAGTGTCCAGCAGTTAACAACGTCATCAAGCTATCAACTATACGCGCACGCTGCGCTGTCCATAAATGTCCCTGCGGGCGCTAGGGTTATTGTCTTTTTGCAATACAGCGGCGCAACAGGATCGCCAAGTGTAACAAACTTGCAGGCATACATTGCGAGAAATGGCGCGCAGATCAGCTTTCTTTCGCGCTTGGCTGTCGCGTTTTCCAATGTTGCAAGCGGATCTTCTATCCAAGCATTTGACGAGCCACCTGCGGGCGTCAACACCTACCAACTTTATTTCAGAACATCGAACAGCGGCAATCAAGCGGTGATCGCAGATGTTTCGATCAGTGCAATTGTGATCCGAAGGTGAGCACATGACCGAATTTGTAACCTACACAGCAGCCATAGCGGCGACCGACAATTCCACCGCTGTTGTCGGCACTGGAACGTCTTTCATCATTGACGGCGTGCGACCCGGCGACATTGCATATTTTCTTGAGTCAACAGGCCCTGTCGGTTACCCGATTGAGGCTGTTGGCAGCGCGACAAGCTTGACGCTCTCCTGCAATTATGAGGGCAGCACAGGCGGCTCGAAGTCAGTCATCATTGCCCGTCGATACGGCGAAGAAAAAGCGGCAGACACATTCCGCCTTTTGAACAGTTATGTTCAGGCGCTTGAAGACACGATCTCCGTCTCGCAGGCTGGCATTCGCTATGTCTACTCGTCCACGACCACTATGTCGGCACCGGCATCCGGCACGTTCCGATTGAATAACGTATCGGCGGCATCGGTCACGGCCATTGCCTTCTCCGACCTATGCGGCGAAACCGGCAACCCGGATGCCAGCGCGTTCATCAACTCTTGGGACGACAGTTCGGCTGTTACCAAGGGCATTCTGTACTTTAAGAAGGCGGGTGATCCGGCCACGTTCATGGTCTACGCCATCACGGGCTTGACCGACAATACGGGCTGGTCGCAACTCGCTGTCAGCTATGTGACGGGCAACGGCTCGCTGGTGGATGCTGATGCGATCCGCATCGACTTCTATCGCACCGGCAATGATGGATTCGAGGCCGGAACGCGCCTTACCTACAGCACCACGACGACCGACTCCGATCCTGGCGCTGGCACATTCCGTTTCAACAATGCGACTTTTGCGTCGATCACGCAGATCTATATCGACAATACTGACGCAGGCGGCAGCACGATCACCGCGCTGCTCGACCTGGTGGACGACAGCACTACGACAGCGGCGCGCGGCATCATCCGACTGCAAAAGACCGGCGACCCGACTGTGTACCGTGATTTTACGGTCAATGGCGCTGTCGTCGATGGCACCGGTTACAGGAAAATTCCTGTCACGCCGATCCAGTCTTCCGGGACATGGACAAACGGCAATTCGTTTTCGTTCACATTCTTCCGAACCGGAAACGCTGGCGCGGACGGTTATGCGCCAGGATTCCGCTATACATATTCGACCACGACCACAGATAGTGATCCGGGCGCAGGTACAATGCGCCTCGACAATGGCACGCATTCGTCCGCGACATTTGCCTATCTCGACAATACCGATGCAGCGGCGGCAACGATCACGACTTGGCTTGACGCGCTGGACGACAGTACGCAGTCGAACCACAAAGGCTATTTGCGAATCCAGAAGGCGAGCGACCCGGCCATCTACCGCGAATATGTCGTCACTGGCGCAATCGTTGATGGCACAGGATATCGCAAGATCCCTATTTCTCACGTCGCATCTGCGGGCGTCTTGTCGGCAAGCGATATCGTCGTGATTACCTTCTCGCGTACCGGCAATGC